CAAAGGGCGGCGAAGCAGATGCGTCTAACAGCAAGTCTGCAGTTGCTGGTCACAAGAAAGGCTGGGAAACTGGTGAGCCTGTAAAGTCTAAGGACGGCGGCGAAGGCAGTGCAACCCATGGCGGTTCAGTATCACACGATTCCACACACCACAACATTGATGTTGAGCCTAAAAAGGCATAAGGTGGGGATCGGATAATGGCACGTAAACTTTATGAATACATGAATGCAGACTCAGCGGGTCTGAGGTTAATGGAATCCGAAGATGGCAAAGACTTGATTATGTCAGGTCTTTTCATCCAGGGTGACGTAAAGAATCAAAACGGCAGGGTTTATCCCAAGCACGAAATTGAGCGTGCCGTTGAAAGTGTTAGAAGCAGGTTAAGCAAGGGCGAAACTGTGATGGGCGAATTAGATCATCCAGAAGAACTCCAAATTAACTTGGACCGTGTGGCACATATCATTACAGATATGCATTGTGATGGGTCAAACGGGTTTGGTAAACTTAAAATCATAGACACACCAATGGGTAACATTGCTCGTAGCTTGTTAAAAGCTGGAGCAAAACTGGGCGTTAGCAGTCGAGGCAGTGGTAATGTTAATGAATCTGGTAAAGTATCGGATTTTGACATGGTTACTGTAGACATTGTGGCCCAACCTAGCGCACCAGATGCGTATCCTAAAACAATCTATGAGAGTTTGTTTAACATGCGTGGCGGTGAAGTAATTTATAATACTGCCGCCGCGGTAACACACGACAAAAGTGCAGAAAAACATTTGGTTAACGAGATCACTAAGTTAATCAATGAATTGAAATTATAACAGTAGGAGATCTACTATGGCAGTGACATTTAACGAACTACTTGAAGGTGCAGGCTTGTCTGAAGAGGCAACTACAGCACTTCAAGAGGCGTGGAATGCAAAATTGTCAGAAGCTAGAGACGAACTCACAGCAGAATTACGTGAAGAGTTTGCCCAACGTTACGATCATGACAAAGGCTTGATTGTAGAAGCGATGGACAAGTTTATTTCAGAGCGTGTTGAAGCTGAGATGTCAGAATTAGCAGAAGACAAGGCTGCTCTCGCCGAGGAAAGAGTTAAGTATCGCAAAGCTGTCAGTGAACACGCTAAAATGCTTGACAAGTTTGTAACTGAAATGGTTGCAAAAGAAGTTAAAGAGCTTCGTGCAGATCGTTCTCGTGTTTCCGAGCATGTTTCTAAGCTGGATGAATTTGTAACAGAATCATTAGCTGAGGAACTGAAAGAGTTCCACGAGGACAAGAAAGCACTTGTAGAGCATAAAGTGAAAATGGTTGCAGAAGGCAAGCGTCAGCTTGCAGAAGCAAAGCGTGACTTTATTTCTAAAGCCGCTAACTTAGTTGAAAACAAAATCAACACAGTTATTGGTAAAGAAGTTAAGTCATTCCGTAACGATATCACAGCAGCTCGCGAAAACGACTTTGGACGCCGTATTTTTGAAGCATTCGCTACTGAGTATAACACATCATACTTGAACGAAGCCAAAGAAATTAAAGCAGTTCAGAAGACACTTGCTGAAATGGAAAAGAAACTTGCAGAGTCACAGCAAAAAATTGCTGAGACTTCTGAAGCTAAGAAATTAGTGGAAGGTAAGTTACGTGCTGAACAAGACCGTTATTCTCGTAAAGAGAAGTTGGCGGAATTGATGGCACCATTAGGCAAGGAAAAGAGAGAAATTATGTCTGATTTGTTGGAAAGCGTAAAGACAGAAAAGTTAGAAGCAGCTTTTAATAAGTATCTTCCAACTTTACTTGAAAGCGTTGAACCACGTGCAAAGAAGACTATCACAGAATCAGTGACAAAAGAACACACTGGTAATAAAAAGGCACCTGCTAAGGCAGAAGTTGTCGAAACGGATGTTGTCGAAATTGACGCTATCCGTAAACTAGCCGGACTTTCAAAATAATAGGAGTTTAAGAAATGGCAAATTTATTTGAAAGCAACTGGTCAGCAACCAAAGACGCACTCATGGAAGGCCTTTCAGGTCAGCGTCAAAAGACTATGGATGTTGTCCTCGAAAACGCCAAGAAGATGATGGTAAACGAGGCTGCTTCTGCAGGTGCAACTGGTGCTGGTTCAGTAGCAACTTTAAACAAGGTAATGTTACCTTTAATCAGAAGGGTTATGCCTTCTGTAATCGCTAACGAGTTAGTCGGCGTACAGCCAATGACTGGCCCTGTTGGTCAAATTCACACTTTACGTGTACGTTATGCAGATACTGCTGATGGCGTTACAGCTGGTCAAGAAGCTCTTTCTCCATTCGCATTAGCAACTGCATATTCTGGTGCTCCAGATTCTACAGCAGCCGCTGAAGGCACAGCTGGTAACAAGATGAGCATCCAGATCTTGAAAGAAACAGTTGAAGCTAAGACAAGACGTCTCAGCGCTCGCTGGACTTTCGAAGCTGCTCAAGACGCAGAAGCTATGCACGGCGTTGATGTTGAAGCAGAAATCATGCAAGCTCTTGCACAAGAAATTGTTGTTGAAATCGACCAAGAAATCATTGGTTCACTCCGCACATTAGCGGGTGCAGGCCAAGCTCTTGACATCGGTGGTACTTTAACTGGTACTCCAACATACATTGGTGACAAGCATGCAGTATTGGCTATCGAAATCAACAGAGCGGCTAACAGAATTGCTGCACGTACACGTCGCGGCGCTGGTAACTACATCGTAGTTGGTCCAGAAGCATTGACTGTATTACAATCTGCAACAACTTCTACATTCGCACGTACAACTGAAGGTTCGTTCGACGCTCCAACTAACACTAAGTTTGTTGGTACATTGAACGGTACTATCAAGGTATTTGTTGATAACTATGCAGCAGATGGCACTAAGGTATTAGTAGGCTACAAAGGTTCTTCAGAAACTGATGCACCTGCGTTCTACTGCCCATACGTTCCATTGATGTCAACTGGTCCTGTTATGGATCCAAATACATTTGAGCCAGTAGTTAGCTTTATGACACGTTATGGTTATAAGGAATTAACTAATACTGCTTCATCTTTGGGTAACGCAGCAGACTACGTTGA